TGGCTTTGGAATAAAGTATCTGGATGGATTTCTTCTATCTGGGATGGTATCTGTGACTTCTTTGGTATTGCATCTCCGTCCAAGGAAATGGGCTGGGTTGGTGAAATGCTAGTGGAAGGTTTGGCAGGCGCAATCAATACTAACGGTAAGGATGCAGTATTGGCTGCAGAAGGTATGGCTGATGACATCAATAACGTTATGAACGGTCTTGCGAAGGATATGGAAACCTCCATTCCAACAGATTTTTCTATTGATGCAAATGCTGCCAGTGCCTTAACAGAAAGTAGTGCGACAGGTTGCTCTACTATCATGGATGGCATGTATGGTTCACTTGTAACAGTACAACAAATGGTGGTGCGCAGCGAAGATGATATCCGAAAGGTATCGCAGGAGCTTTATAACTTAATGCAGACCGGTTCTCGTGCCCAGGGCCGCGTTCTGACAGCATAAGGAGGTGGCAGTTTTGGGATTTCAATTTAACGGAATCAACTCGAAAAATATGAAAATCAAAGCAAGGCTGACCTCTTGGCAGGTTTCCCCTGCTTTGCGAAATTTTTATGAAACCGTACCCGGAAAAGCGGGTGTGGCGGATTTTGGATGTGATAGCGGTGAGCGTATGATTACGCTTACCTGCTATATCTATCCGCAGAAGGATTTTGCTACGCTGGTTTCTGTATTAGATGAAATGGCAGAGTGGCTCGATCCAACAAAAGGACTAAAGCAGCTTATATTAGACGAGGTGCCAGATAGATATTTTAAGGCCAGATTATCTGATGCGGTAGATTGCGAGAGGCTACTTCGCTCCTCAGGAACTTTTACACTTAAATTTATCTGCCCGGATCCATACGGTTATGCCTTAGAGGATGAGTCTTTTGTTATTTCTTCTGAAGGAAAACATGAGATTAGTCGTCTTACTGGAAATACGACAGCAGAGCCTGTGTATTCTATCCAGGGCATTGTTACTGCAGGAACGGATAGCTATATTTCTATCATTACTGGTGGGGATGAGCTTCGTGTCAGCGGTGCGTTATCTGAAGGAGAAACACTGATTGTAGATACCTCACTTGTTACTGCTAAGGTAGTGGATACCTCAGGTAACACACTGCGCAATGGTCTACCTCTTTTATATGAGCTAAACTTTCCGTTGCTAGAAACCGGAAGTAATACGGTGGTGGTTGCTACCTCAAATGCAACTTTTACAGAACTCAATATTCAAGCGAATAGCAGATGGAGGTGATGATGTGGCTGTTAAAAGTATTCTTACAAGCCAAACAGATTTTACTGGCGAGTTCCCCTATATTGAAGGGATGAGTGGCCTGTGGCGTTTTAATGAAGCAGAGCCAGATGCAGATGACAAACTCATCGACTCCTCTGGTAATGATAGAAAGATGACCATCATTAACTGGACTGGAACCACAGCAAGTCTTAAAAGCAGCCAGTTTGGTCGTCAGTTTCGTATGAATATCAATAATCCGACAACTGAGAAAACACATCTTCAGGTAACCAATGATGGCAGTATTTTTGCAGAGCTTGGAGAGCGTATTGTGGTAGGCGGCTGGATGAACCCGACGACATATTCTGTTGGTAATACCTTCTGCCCGATTTTCAATACCCGTTATGGTCCTGGCCAGCCGATTCTATATCTTTCCTTGTATTCAGGTAAACCTAGAATCATGCTGTACAATTCATCCGGTACACTGATTTTGGATAAGACGGTAACTCCTTCTTTTACATTGAAGAATGGTGGCTGGTATTTTATCGCCGGTGTCATTGAAACGGATAATAAACAATTTACGTATGTTGTGGGTGATCGTGATAGTGGTGAAGTTTGGACTTCAGATGTATTAACCTTTACCGGCGATTTGAACCGTTCTTGCACTGCAGATATTGTAATGGGTATGCATGCAGATACCTATTATTATGCCGGAGGTTTTGATGACTGGTTCTTAGACTGCGCTTCTGAGATGACAGCAGCAGATTTGGTAGAGTATTTTTTGTCGTCTCTTTGTGCAAATGCGGGAGATATGTCGGAAAATGTCGATGGGCATACAGAACCTGGTGCAGTTATGCTTCGCGCGACAGATGGTGTTTACCCAGAAAGTGGGCAGCTTACCACGATACCAACCATCTGCACATTATCTGGCAGCGGCAGAGTTTCGGTTACCAGTGAATATACTGCCGGTGTCAATGCAGTGTCTCTTGTTGAAACAGCTACCTCTCAAGACTTGGTGGAATGGTCTGCATGGCAGTCCGTTGGTACAAATGGAGAGCTGCAATCGCCAAATCAGAAATATATCCGTTTTCGTATTACACTTACAACAACGGATACCAGTAAGACACCAAAAGTAACTGACATTCAGCTGCATGATATTCCAAAGGCGCCCTATGATAGGTTAGGCTTCGCGCGACCTGTAGTTCTGGATGAAAACGGGGCTTGGGAATCAGTGCTGGAAAACGCATTTGATATTATCGTTACCAGTGAAGTAAACGGTGCAGATACCTTGGAGTTTAAGCTGCCATTTCAGGATACCAAGAGACTTTCCATTGATAATGAAAAGCAGGTACAGATTGTAAACGATGTATATCGTATTCGTACCATGACAGACGATAAAACAGCTGACGGAAGAGTAGTAACCAGCGTTTATGCGGAGGCTGCATTTTATGATCTAGCTTTTTCAGAAGTAAAGGAAACCGTCAGCTTTAATGCAGATACTGCCGAGGCACCAATGACACATGCACTTGCAGGTACAGAATGGGCTGTTGGTACAGTAAATGTAACCAGTAAGCGAACCTGGGAATGCAGTGAGAAAAATGCACTTGCTATCCTTCGCCAGACACAGGTGATTCATGGAGGAGACCTAGTTTTTGACTGCGCCAATCGTCTGGTGAATTTGCTTACCTTTAGCGGAAATGATAATGGTGTTTTATTCTGTTATCGAAAAAATATGAAAACCATTCAACGAGTCGTAGATACCAGAAGCCTTGTTACAAGGTTGTATGCTTATGGTAAGGATGGCATGACTTTTGCCTCTATCAATAGTGGCAAGGATTATGTACAGGACACTTCGTACACCGATGAAATTCGAATTGCTACACTGGATTGCTCGAACTTTACCAATCCTTATCAGATGTTGGAATATGCCCAAGGAAAATTAGAAGAGTATGCACATCCGCGTATTTCTTATGTGCTTTCTGCAATGGACCTTTCAGTACTGACAGGTTATGAGCATGAAGCCTGGGCCCTGGGCGACATTGTAACAGTAGATGATAAAGATTTGAATTTATCTGTTAAAACTCGTGTGGTTCGCAGACAGTATAATTTGCAGCAGCCTTGGAATACAGTGCTGGAGCTTTCGACAACGCTTCGTGAGCTGGGTGATTCCTCGGCACAATGGGATAAAGCTGCTGACGTGCTGGCCTCCACAGATGTTATTGACAGACAAGAAGTAAAGGACCTTGTTCCCTTCAATCATCTGCGTAATTCCAGAGGTGATAGTGGACTTTCTTATTGGGTGAACTCTGGTTTTGAAGTAGATGCAACAACGGGTGTTTCCGGTACCGCCTCTTTTAAGGCTGAGGGCGAAGCAGGAATGACGAAGAGTCTCATGCAAACGGTCTACCCGGCCAACAGAAGCAGTTATACTTTTTCTGCGCAGATTGCATCAGAAAACCTGGAAAAAGGTGCTGCCGGACAGGTAGGTATCGAGGTGGTCTTTGAATATGAAGATGGAACAACGGAAACAAGATTTATTGATTTGTTTTAAGGAGGCATTATGGCTTATTTTACACAAACAGCTCATGACCTCTCTACAAAGGGCTATGGTAGGTTAAAGTCCATCACAGTAAGAGTCTGCGTGACCGACTGCACTGGCGCTGTATATATCACTGATATGCTGCTTCAAGGCGGCTCGATTGCTACGGGCTGGGTTGGTCATGTTAGTGAAATACTGTGGACGTTGGATGGGTAGGTGTTGTGATGGCTGAATTTACAAGATTTGCAGAGACCATTACGGTCAAAGAGGATTTACGTGTGGTTAGCGTTACGGTGCAACCTATCATTAGTGATTGCACCGGCAGGATTTGGATTACAGACCTTATGCTGCAAGAGGGTGATAGATTAACTGGATACGTAATCAATACAGAAACCCTGCTGCAAAAGTATCGAGAAGATGATGTGATAGTGGCGCCTAGATTTTATAACGGGATTGTTCGTTCCAATGGCACTGTCGTTGTATTTAATCTCGGCAGCACAACTGCTGGATTGGATATTGAAGTAGAGCCGATTCAGGATATGGCCGCTGGAAGCATTGTCCTTTCACAGGGTGCCGGTTCCCATAAAGCAATTTTTCTTGATGAAGCGAATGCAGGTGACCTATTTTCCCTGCGCGCTTCTAAAAGAGAGTGTTTGAAAAATGGTGCTGCTACAAATAAAGATGGCTTTTATCAGTATTCTGCCGCTGGTGATAGTAAACATCCGATTACACTGGAAAAAGGAAAATCGGCTAAGTTATATGTAGAATTTCAAGAAATACAGGATGGAGGTGATGTGCTGTGAGAGATTATTTGGAAGGTAAACGATGTATGGTGTGGTCCTTTATGGGAAATACCAGAATGTATCAAGCCCTTCGTGATTACGGTGACAGATTGGACACTGTTGGTATTTTTACTTTTGAGGTGGATGCCACAGGCACCATATCGGAAACAGGTACCAGTATATCCACCATGCTAACCTATATTAATAAATGGCCTCACATCAAATGGATGCTTACCGTTATGAATCATGGTACAGCATCCATTTTTACTGCACTTCGAAATAATACTGACGGCGCAAAGGATAAGTTTCTAACAGAGCTTGTTCGTATTATGGAGGAGTATCCTTGGTGTGCTGGAGTAGATATTGACCTGGAGCGCGGCGGTGAATATGAAAATCGAACTGCCGCAAATGCGCTATTTAAGGATATTTACGATACGGTGAAGGCATATGACTCCACAAAACTTGTGAATGTTTGTCTTCCAGGTATGACCTCCGTCAACGGTTCGGTTGGTGGCGAGAACTGGTGCGTATACGCGGATATTGATAAATATTGTGATACCGCTGCAATCATGAGCTATGGTATGGCTTGGGCCGGTTCTGCACCGGGCCCTGTGTCCCCTCGTGACTGGCTGGAGGGCATTTACGATTATGCTTCCTCTGTCATGGATCCGAAGAAGATATTTTTAGGGCTTCCTGGCTATGGGTGGAATTGGCAGATTTACGATACACCAGAAAAACTCGGCAAAACTTATCGAGGTACTTCTAACACATATTATGCTGCAAAGCTGTGGATGACCGGCGGCTACAATTTCACCGACGATGCACCTCCGCAGCCAATGATTCCGATTTTGGCTTATTGGGATGATTATGATAAGGTGCCCTGGGCTTTGCCGCAGGTTTATGACTTTATGGAAGGCCAGGATGCAGTGTATAAGGAATATCCGCTGATGGGTGAAGTATATAACCGAAGAAGATATCTTACTGCGTATGCAAAGCAGCAGGATACTGAATTTGGGGATATTCTCATTGACCGTATTGGCGGCGATGTGGATGACTATTCTGGCGTGGTATCTGTTTCTGATTACATGATTACTCTTGGTGATGAAGGCTCTGCTTCTTATGAATTTACCATTGATGAAGCAGGTACTTATGATGTTGCAGTAAGAGTATGTTTTCCATTTTGGGATAAAAACAGCGTGACAGTTTCCGTAGATGGAATATCAAAGACATTTTCTGAGGATAGGCTTTGGTGGCCTTATTGGAGAACCACCTGCTGGTTTACGTTGGTATCCGGCCACAGCTTTTCTGCTGGTACACACACTTTGACGGTAGATGTGGGCGTTAACGGTGTGCAGTTTTATGGTTTTCGTGTTTGTAGTGATTTTTCAGAAAAACCGACCGCCGGAACTGCTCAATTTACCTTGTCCCCTCGTCAATTTGTGGATGTGGACGGGAACCTGTGTCAGCCAGATAGAGGTTTCAAGCTGACCTGTGAAATGTTAAGAAGAAAACCGGATTCAGCATTGATTTGGTATGAGGATTTTAGAGACGAAACCATTTTACCGGAAAGCTACTGGACGACATTATCTGGTGAGTGGGATGTGTGGCAAGAGTCTCTTCCTTATGGAGATACCAGCAGACCTTATTCTCAGCTTGAAGGTGAAGGAGAACTTGCTTGGTTATATAGTGGTTTTGATGACATTCACATTCGCGCAAGGCTGGCCTTCCCTTCTGATGGTGGCGGAAGGGCTGGAGTATTCTGCGGCAGTTTATTCTGCTGCTTAAATTATGATTCACAATGCGTTGAGCTATATAACGGTTCTACACTTTTAGGCAGCTATGCTACTAGTTTTTCAAAAACCAGCAATGCTGAGCTGCGTACCAATCCGAATATGTACACAGTGGAAATGCGTATTAGAGGAAACAAAGTGCGAGTGTATTCTAGCAATTCGTATACGCTACGATTTACGGCGACGGTTAGTGGCTTTAGCGGAGGCTATGCTGGTTTTCGCGCTGACAATCATGCAGTTTGTGAGCTGTTACGATTGGGCGACGCTTGGACATATGAGCCTTATGAGCGCTTTGATGTTACTTTCCCGGATGGTTCGATTGTCGAATATGGTCGAATTTCAAGGAATTATGCTACCTGGGATGAAGAGTTTCAGGTCTTTACGCTGACCAGCGATGTAGAGGAAATCTCGACTCGCAGTGAAGATATTTCTTTGGACTATGAATTTTATCATTCGGATTTACTTTCCTTGGAATGCGGAAGCGATTATACCGTTACAGTTACGCCAAAGGATATCAATGTCTGGGTATCAAGACTATTCCTTGGTGACGCAGATGGTTTTTCTATTTTGTATTATCAGGATGTAGATTCTCTGGTCTATTGGGCCAATGAAGCAGCATACCGCTGGAAGCTTAGAGGCATTGCTATTTGGTCTCTTGGCCAGGAGGATATGAGGTTGTGGGAAGCACTGCCAAAACAAATATAACTTTGAAACAGAGGGCTGTTTACCGCTTTGGTAGGCAGCCTTTTGCAATATAAAAAGAAACGGAGGATTTCATTATGAAAGAATTATGGACAACGCTTCAGCTTGTCTTTGCCGGCATCGGAGGCTGGCTTGGATATTTCTTAGGTGGATGGGACGGACTGCTTTATGCATTGATCGCATTTACCGTTGTGGATTATATCACCGGTGTTATGTGTGCCATTGTGGATAAGAAACTATCCAGTGCCGTTGGATTTAAGGGTATATGCCGAAAAGTGCTTATTTTTACTCTTGTAGGCATTGCAAATATCCTGGATGTGGCAGTGATTGGCACCGGCTCTGTACTTAGAACTGCAGTGATTTTCTTTTATCTTTCTAACGAGGGTGTTTCTCTGTTGGAGAATGCAGCCCATTTAGGGTTGCCTATCCCTACGAAGATGAAGGATATCCTAGAGCAGCTCCACGATAGAGCTGAGAATACAGAAAGTGAGGATAAGTAACATGAAGCTAGTAGAATCAATTCTTACAAAGAATCCCTGCTATACTGCGGGAAAGAAGATTACAGTAAAAGGTCTTATGCTGCACTCCGTAGGCTGTCCTCAGCCAAGTGCAGCAGTTTTTATTAAGAACTGGAATAGCGAAAGCTATGATAGAGCTTGCGTACATGCTTTTATTGACGGTAATGATGGAACCGTATATCAGACGCTTCCTTGGAACCATCGTGGTTGGCATGGAGGCGGAGCTTCTAACAATACGCATATCGGTGTAGAAATGTGTGAGCCAGCTTGTATTAAATACACTGGCGGTGCTACCTTCACCTGCTCTGATACCAAGGCAGCAAAAGCAGTAGCAAAGTGCACTTATGAAGCAGCGGTCGAGCTCTTTGCATTTCTTTGTAAAGAGTATGGCCTGGATCCACTTGCTGATGGTGTTATCGTTAGCCATGCAGAAGGCTATAAGCGTGGCATTGCCAGCAATCATGGTGATCCAGAGCATTTGTGGAATCAGCTAAACATGGGATATACGATGGATGGGTTTAGAAAAGCAGTAAAAGCTGCTATAAAAACTGAAGCATCCTCTGATACCAGCGAAAGAAAGGAATATCCTGAAAAGCTGACCTCAGGCTATTATCGTGTTCGTAAAACTTGGAAAGATACTAAGTCCCAGATTGGCGCTTATCGTATCCTTTCCAATGCAAAAGCAAAGGTTGATGAGAACGCAGGTTATTCTATTTTCGATAACGATGGTAATGTAGTTTACACAAAGGCAGCTATGGAAACGGAAACGAAAGCGGAAGCGACCTTTGAGCCATATCGTGTGCGCGTAAGTATTACAAATCTGAATATCAGAAAAGGTCCTGGTACCAACTATGATAAGGTCGGCCAGTATACCGGTGTCGGAGTTTTTACTATTGTGGATGAAGCAGAGGGTGCCGGTGCTACGAAGTGGGGCTTGCTTAAGTCCTACGCTGCAAAGCGAAATGGCTGGATTTCTCTCGATTATGCAAAAGAACTGTAATTGAATATGTAAGTGTAATGCCCGTCGGAGATTTATTTCTCTGATGGGCATTGTTTTTTTGCTTAAAAACCGGAATTTGCCTTCTCGGAACCCCTTAGGAAGTTAGAAGGAAAAACCTTCAAACGATAAGGAGGGACTGAAGATGACTGATCAAGAAAAGCAGCAGATTGCGATATACCGCAATCAGGGCCTGAGCTATACAGCGATTTCAAATAAAATGGAGATTTCCATCAACAGCATTAAAACCTACTGTAAAAGAAATGGTCTGGGTGGCGTCAGAGCTTTTGAAAAGACAAATAGCATGGAGGTATGTGCCTGTGAGAATTGTGGCATACCGGTAGTGCAAAATCCTGGAAGGAAGAAGAAACGCTTCTGCTCTGATAAATGCAGAAACGCTTGGTGGAATGCGCATCAGGACGAGGTTAATAAGAAGGCAAATTATGAGTGTGTTTGTGAGCACTGCAAAAAGCCTTTTGTTTCATATGGTAACAAACATCGCAAGTATTGCAGTCATGAGTGCTACATCGAGGACAGATTTGGAGGTGCGTATTAATGCAGGTAATTAAAGATCCGGTAATTAGCCTACAAGTGGCACCAAGAGTCATGACACAGGAAGCTATGCAGAAGGATTTCGAATATGAGATGGCTCAAAAAATAACCAGAAGTCTCTGCGAAAAAGGCATTATTTCTGTGGATGAAATGAACAGAATCTTCGCCTTAAACAAGGAAAAATTCTCCCCATTTTATGCGGATATCCTCGATTAATAACTTGATAATTTGGCTCGTCAGAGTGATATATAGTACTGACCAAACTAGGAGGTGAAACGGTGGCAAAGATAACAAAAATTGAAGCTACACAAGCGATTAAAAAGAAAATACGAGTTGCTGCCTATGCCAGAGTTTCAACGAGCTCTGACGAGCAGCTATTAAGTCTGGAAATGCAAAAAGAGCATTATGAGAGCTATATCAAAGCAAATCCGGACATGGAATATGCTGGACTTTACTATGATGAGGGTATCAGCGGAACTAAGGTAGAAAAACGTGATGGCCTACTTAGGCTTTTGAAGGATTGCGAGGACGGTAAAATTGACCGCGTAATAACAAAGTCTATAAGCCGCTTTTCCAGAAATACAACTGACTGCCTTGAGATGGTAAGGAGCCTTTCGAAGCTGGGTGTTTACCTTTATTTTGAAAAGGAAAATATTGATACCGAGCACATGAGCTCAGAACTTATGCTTTCTATTCTAAGCTCGATTGCAGAAAGCGAATCCAGATCTATTTCTGAAAACAGCAAATGGTCAATAAAGCACCGCTACGAAGCAGGCACCTTTATTATCAGCTATCCGCCATACGGTTATGAAAATGTAGATGGCAAAATGGTGATAGTGCCTGAGGAAGCGGAAGTTGTGAAGGAAATCTTCCAGCGCACCATTTCCGGTCAGGGTTCTTTCTTAATAGCGAAATGGCTAAACGAGGCCGGCATTCCATCAAAGCGTGGAACTAAGTGGCATTCCTCAACAGTTAAGGGACTTCTTAAAAATGAAAAGTACACCGGCGATGTTATTTTTCAGAAGACATACACCGACGATAGTTTCAATCGCCATACCAACTACGGTGAGAAAAACATGTACCTGTGCAAAAATCACCATGAGCCAATAATCAGCCATGAGGTTTTTGAATTGACCGCAGAGGTTATGGCCCAGCGAGGTAAAGAAAAAGGTATCGAGGCTGGTGATGCAAAATATCTGAATCGATACGCTTTGTCAGGAAAAATCATCTGCAGTGAGTGCGGGGGCACCTTTAAGCGCAGAACCCATTATAAGCCTAGCGGTGAATACATTGCCTGGACTTGTTGTAATCACATCAGAGATAAACAGTCCTGCAGCATGCTTTATATCAAGGATGAGGATGTGAAAAGAGCTCTGGTACGAATGATGAGAAAGCTGCAAGCCTGCCATGAACAGGTGTTAAAACCTTTTATGGCCGGTCTCAAAGGCGCCAATAACAAAGAACGCCTGCACAAGGTGTTGGAGCTGGAATCGCAGATCGAGAAAAATCTGGAGCAGCAAAATGTAATGGTAAACCTTATGAGCGCCGGATACATTGAACCGGAGCTTTACCATGCAGAAAGAAACGCCCTACTGATGGAAGCTGACAGGCTTAGCAAAGAAAAAGACCTCATTTCCAAAAGTATCAATGGTGATTTGACACATTTGGAAGAGGCGCAGAAGCTGCTTCGATTTATGGCTAAGAAAAACAACGTCATAGAATACGATGACGTCTTGATGCAGGATTATATCGATAGAATCGTTGTTCAGTCCAGAAGTGAGGTAATCTTTGAATTAAAGTGTGGCTTAAGACTGCCAGAAAGGTTGGTGTGAATATGACGCATACGCCATACGGCTATAAAATTGAAAATGGGCAAGCGGTTATTGATGAGCCGGTTGCAGAGAAAGTAAGACAGCTTTTTGTAGAGTTTCTGAATTGCGGTTCAATGAGGGCAGCAGCGGTTAAGGTGGAAATTGAAAAGACACATTCTGTCATTGGCAGGATTCTAAAAAATGAAGTGTATCTGGGAGATGAATATTACCCGCAGCTGATTGATGAAGAACTTTTCCGTAAGGTACAGGAGTTGCGAAATAGCAATGCCAGATCTCAAAACCGCATTCGAGATTATATAAAGCAGGCACCTGTTACAGAAGATACTCAATACCGCATCGGAAAAGTCAAACAGTGCTATGAAAACCCATACCAGCAAGCAGAATACGCCTATGGGTTAATCGAGGAGGAAAAACATGAATGAGAACGTAACTTTAATACCGGCTAGAAAAAGGCCCGGTAATAGAATCGCAAAAGCGGTAGAAAAGCCAAAACTAAAGGTCGCAGCGTACTGCCGAGTTAGTACTGACAGCGATGAACAGGCTGGTAGCTATGAAGTACAGGTGCAGCATTACACCGATTATATTGGAAGAAACAAAGAGTGGGAACTGGCGGGTATTTACGCCGATGACGGTATTTCCGGTACTAACACAAAAAAGCGTGAAGGCTTCAACGGTATGATTGAGGATTGTATGGCTGGTAAAATCGATATGGTTATTACCAAGTCCATCAGCCGATTTGCAAGAAACACCATCGACTGTCTGAAATACGTAAGGCAGCTCAAGGAAAAGAACATCGCCATTATTTTTGAAAAAGAAAACATCAATACACTAGAGGCCAGCGGTGAGCTACTTCTTACGATTATGGCATCTTTGGCCCAGCAAGAATCAGCCTCACTTTCCCAGAACGTAAAGCTCGGATTGCAGTTCCGCTATCAGGATGGTAAGGTGCAGGTTAACCACAATCACTTTCTTGGATACACAAAGGATGAAGAAGGAAACCTGATTATTGATGAAGAGGAAGCTAAGATAGTAAGGCGTATTTTTAGAGAATACTTAGAAGGCGCCAGCTTCAGAGATATAGCAAAAGGACTGGAGCGTGATAAAATAAAAACCGGTGGTAAGCGTTACAAGTGGCACCTTAGTACAATTCAAGGTATTTTGCAAAATGAAAAGTACATGGGTGACGCACTTCTACAAAAGACTATCACAACGGATTTTATTGAAAAGACCAGAATCAAGAATGACGGTTCGGTTCCGCAGTATTACGTAAAAGATAGTCAGGAGGCCATTATTCCGAGAGATATTTTCACTCAGGTCCAAGAGGAAATGGTGCGAAGAGCTAATTTGTTCAGCGGTGTTGAAAATAAAAAGAAAAGAGTTTATTCCAGCAAATATGCACTTTCTAGTATTTGTACCTGCTCGAAGTGTGGTGATATTTACCGCAGAATTGCATGGAACAACAGAGGTAAACACTCCATTGTATGGCGCTGTTGTACTAGAGTGGAAAATGGGCCATCAGCATGTGATGCGCCGACTGTTCAGGAAACAGAATTGCAGCAAGCGACAGTACAAGCTATCAATCAGTTGGTAAAAAGCTCATCCACAACGTTAGATGTTCTAATGAAGAATATTGAAATTGCTCTGGCTGATGATAATGCCGGAGAACTTGAAAAAATAAACGCGCTGCTTTCTGAAAAACAAAAGCAGCTGGTGAAGCTGGCTCATGCCAAAAAAGATTATAGTAGTCTGGCAGATGAAATTGATTTGCTACGAGATAAGAAGCAGGAGTTGCTTGTAGCAAAGGCTGAAAATGAAGGCTTCAAAAAGAGAATCAAAGAGCTAGAAGAGTTCTTAAAGGAGGCTGACCAAGAGCTCACAGAATACGATGAGTCGATGGTGCGCAGGTACATTGATAAGATAGTAGTGTATGAAGATAAATTTACAGTTTGCTTTAAAGCTGGTGTGGATTTGGATATAGAACGATAAGAATACAAAAATAGCGGCAGGCTTTCGGGCTTGCCGCTTTTGTCGTTTTGGTCAAATGAAAAACTAAATTCCAGTTATAAGTGATTTGACCTCGTATTTTCGATTTTGAGCAACTTTTTAAGATATACCCTATACAAAAGTACCCTGAAAAGTGCTATAATCCGTTTTGTAAAGTCTGTTTGTTTGCGTAGCAAACAGACAGCTGGAGCAGTTTGAGAAAAAATAAATTCCACCTATTGAATGGTTAAAGCTATCAGATTTTGACTATCTAGTGGTTACCTATCTGCTCATAAAATATTTAATAATTCAAGGTATTAGATTCTGATTACAGAAGACCAGCTTCAATTAAAAGCCCTTCTAAATAATCGGCATATTCCTGCCATGTATCAGTTTCTTCATGAGATTCCCTTAGGTCACACTCAAGGGATTGAATATCATCAAGTGCATACTGATATTTTTGCAGAAGTTCTTCATATGAAAGATGATTATTCAT